AGAATCATTAGGTCAGCACGGCTACCAGTAAGTTGACCAGTGATTCCCACTGATTTAACAGACGGAGCTTGGTGTGGACTGCAATTAACATCGAAAGAAATACGGGACCAACGGGCGTCATCAGATTTAGGACGCAGATGAGAAAGCCAGGGTGTTTCAATGATTAGTTTTTGTAGGAAGATTGACATGTTATCTGCACGTTCTTTAGATGCAGATATAATCATTATTTTTTTCTCAGGATTGTTGAATAGGGTCCAGAGGACAAAAGCACCGGTAATCCAAGATTTACCAACACCTCGAAAAGCTTGAATCTGTAGACGTTTTGGTCCGTTTTGGAGGTAGTCTGCGATTGCATATTGAGCACGAGTAGGAGATGGTAGGTCTAGTTGATACCATAAAGCCTGAAGAAATATTTTGAAGTCAGTCTTTAAAAGATCTAAGGTATTCCCTTGCTTTGTCGAGTAATCTTGAGTCATCTTTAAATAAGCCTATAGCACGATTGCACGGGTCACAGAGTAACCCACGGACCTCTCCGGTTTCGTGGTCGTGATCAACGCACAGGTGGTTAAATCGTTTGTTTGTTTGAGGTAGAGAACATATTTTACATACTCCTCCTTGGTCCTCAAACATATCATCATAGTCCTGAATAGTGATACCATATTTGGTATTATACGAGTATTCACGCATACAAGAAGCACAGCGTCCTCTCTGAGGCACTTCTGCGCCACAGGAAGGGCACTGCTTAGTCATTTATGGGGAATGTATAGGACGGGTGGTTTAGGGGCGTTGTAGAGGCTTGTAGGGTGGTTAACGAAGGAATAGAAGATCTCTTACAGAAGTACCTATTGATTTAACCGTATTTACAGCCCATTCTCTTTCAGCTTCCAGTTGTTGTTGGCGTTGTGCTACACGTTGTGGTTCATTTGAAGTACCTGGCGCAGTATTGTCAGCTGTGATATCTCCAATAACGGGCATAGCATCAACAAATGCTCCAGCAGCTTCTGCAGGACTACCACCTGTAGCTAGCACAACAGCAGGACCAAGTAATATACCTGCATAACCTAAAGTTTTAGATCTTACTGCTTTTCTTAGAGAGTTAAAAGTATCCTCAGTAAAATTATTAATCCGAACATCTACTCCAGGCAGAAGATTAGGATCAGCAATCGGATCAAAGAATTTTTTAGGAATAACTTTAACAGACTCTTGAGCAGGGTTAAGAGTAACACCATACTTATCGCCTACAATTTGTTTAACTTTATCTTTAAATCTAGCTTCTGATTGCCTAACTATTTTTAAGTTATCAGGATCTCCACCAGAACCACTTGTTAGATTTTTAATATCAGATTGGTCAGCTAAATGTTCAATTTGTGCTGGTTCAAGCCCAAACATTTCAGCTTTAGTATTTATATCTGCTCTTTGTTGTTTTATTTGCTTTGATTCATAACCAGCAAGTTCTGTTGAAGGTTGATCAAATGCAGACCTTCGTCTACTTTGACCACGAGTATTTCCTGTTCTTGGCTTTGCCTTATTTTTATAGCTAGTCCATTCTCCTTCAAAACCAGCTTGATGAGCTGCTTGTGTCCAAGTAAGGTTTGGATTTTCTGCTTTTATTTTGTTAATAGCGTCGTATTTACTAGCCATAATAAAAAAGCCGCCCTTGCGGACGGCATGATATTATCAGTAGGTCATTTTTTTAGATCGTTGTGCACCATTATATTTTTGACTAGCATCATCAAAAATCTGTGTCATTGGTACACCAGTACGATCCATTTTAGGTCCTGTTTTTGAAGCCATAGGACCACCGGCTACAGGGTCGAAACCAGGAGCCTTGGGACCGGGTTGAATAGCACCTGTAGGTGATTGCTTAGGTAGACGGGTTTTAGCACGCATACTACCCATGCTGCTAACAGGAGGAGCCTGTTTATTTACGGGACGAGAATACATAGCTATTACTTATAAAGGTTTCGGAATGATCCTTTACCAAGATTACGTGGTTTTTTCTTTTTCTCTTCTTTTTTATCAGGTTCACCAGGAAACTTACCAGCATATGGCATTGAAGCACGACCTTTTACGTCTTTGCCTACCATTTTACCAGGTTTATACATACTTTTAAAAACCTTTGATTTGCTTTTAGTAGGCTTTTTAGGTGCTGGTTTTTTAGCTTGTTGTGTAGAAGATGTAGCCTTGGTAGTTTTTTTAGCTGCAGGTTTTTTGGCTGTTTTTGCTGCTCTAACAAATGCTCCTGCAAATTGACCGCGTTCTTTAGCAGTCATTTTGCTGTATGCATCTTTCATTTGGGACATGGTCATCCCTTCAAAAATAGATTTTTTTTCTACAAAGTTGCTCATGGTTATGCTTTAATGTAATTTTCAAGTAGTTGTGTTCTCAACGGATTGTTGAAGCGTTGGATAAAATCCTTCCAGTCTTGACTTCCTTTGTCTTGATTGCATTGTAAACAGGCGCATACTGTGTTGTTCGTATCTCCACCGCCACGGCAGCGAGGATGGACATGATCAATAGTAAGGTCGTTGATGTCATAAGTTTCTCCGCAATAAATGCATGTACAATCAAAATGTTCTTTAATGCCGCGCCTCCAAAGGCGCTTGGCTTCAGAGGATGTCATGGCTATTAGGTTGTAAAGGTAGTGGTCAGGTGTTGGAAGGAGAGGAGTCATTAGGAATGGATACCCTTACGGGCACGATTAGCTTTTTTTGATGCAAGACGACCGCCTTTGCTTGTATGTGATGCGTCTAACCCATCACCGTTACCGTAAGTTCCTAACTTTCTATTTAGTTTATTTGCTCTAATTTTAAGGGATGTACCCTTAGCAGTTTTTTGATAAGCACTTTGTTGCTTTAAACGTCGTTTGTTTGCAGCAGGCTTTTTATCATAGTACTTCTGAGTTCTGCCTTTTTCCATAGAGCCTCCGTTGGACCATTTCTGGATCTACCTGTGGCATGATGTTTGCCAGTTTATCTAGAGGATTACCATCAAATGCAACCCCTGAGATGTCATTAGTTTTAAGCCAATCACAAGCTGCTTTAAGATCTTGGGTAGAAGCCTCTCCCGACTTAATGCGAGAGAGGAATTCCTTAGTAACAAGATTATGTAGCTCATTAAATTGGTCTTCAGTAGCTTTCTTTTTCATGCTGCTGTTACTGTAAGAACGCCTGCATTGGACACAGTTACATCGTAAATTGTGCCATCTGCAGAACGCAGTTTAAATTTAGTAGCCACTGTTTGACCACTATCAATAATAATGTTATTAGTAAACCGGGTATCAATATCACTAAAGTTACCGTTAAGATCAGAAGCACGAATAGCTACACCGGTTTGAAAGGTATTAGGTACGGTCATTTCATTTGTGATAAAGGATGATCCATTAGTTCTTTAGCTTGATCAGCCAAAGATTGGGCTTGTTTATATTGACCAGCACTCAAACGTTGCTCAGCAATTTTTTGAATGTGTTCACCATTAGCACGTTCAATATTTGCGGCACGATAAGCATCCCATGCTAATTTATATGCATCATTATGAAGCTTAGTCAGATCACGATGCAACAAAGTTTTTTTAATTGGAAACTCTCGTTGTGACTTAAATCCACGTGCTTTTGCATAACGTTTGATCTCAGTCTCGCCCATCTTGTCGTACTTATTAAGTAAAGCTTCTGTCCGTTCACCAAGTTTATAGTTCTGTGCAATCCAATTGTTAATAAAGAAAATTTCTTCAGGTTTTACAAGTTGACCAGTTGTTGGATCAGTACGTGGTCGTTGTAGACCATCCCATCCAGATGCAAGAAGTTTTTGACGCCATTCTTCCATACCACCATTTGTTTTAAAGAATGGAAGTAAAGAATTAATAGCAGCAGTTTGTGGTTCAAAATATTTGATCTGTTCACCAGTGTAAACATCAAGCATATTTTGTAGGTTATTATTAACAGGAGGTAGCCACTTATTACGGTTAGCAAGGTAGCTCCACCAGTTATTTTCTACTTCTTTAAGACCGGGTGCTAAAGCTTTGTTTGCAATAGAACGAACACCAGTTAACGGAACAGTAGAGTCTGCCATCATAGCAAACCAACGATTCATAGCACCAACATCACCAGACAACAAACCAGACAACGGCTCAAAGCCGCTTAAAAAACTTTTATTTGTAATGTTGTGGCTAATGGAAGCAGCTAATGCACGGAACCAATCTTCAGTAACGGATTGATCAGGTCGATTAAAATGATACATCATATCACCAGCAAGACCAAGGAATGTATCAAATGGTTCAAACCCTTGGTAGCTGCGCCATTCACCACTAATAGGATCTTTGATAGACAAAGGTTGCCATCCCATTGCAATCATACGACGTTTTTCTGCATCATCTTGCGGACCATTACCTGTCAAATTACCATTAAATGCCATCATAAGGGCACCCATAGTAACAGCAGAACCCATGGCTTGACGGCCAATGTACTCACCTTTCAAGGCATTAAATGCAGACATACCTTGACCAGCTAAACCATGATCAGCAAGGACTTCATCAATTTCAGCTTTACTTGCAGCATTAAGTACCTTACGTGCTTTACCAACAGCAAGTCCGAGAGGACCAAGTGGGTTAAATGTAGAGGCAAGATTTAGAGCATTAACACCAGTCCTAGGAAACATAAAGACTGACTTCAGGATTGGGAACTGACGCATTACACCTTCAAGACCAGATACAAGTTTATTGTCAAGGTTAAGGTTGATTTCACCAGATGCAAACTTAGCAGCTTCATCAGTTAGAACACCACTCTTGTCAAATGCTTCGTCGTACAGTTTTTGCTGTAGGTTTTTAAAAGCATTTTCATCAATAGCTCCATTAGCAGCATCAAACAGTTCATCATATGCACGAGCACGAGCAGACATTGATGCAGACATTGACTTAACAAAACCATCAATGGCATACATAGAGTTGATACCAAGCCTAGGAATAAAACTATTGTTAAAAGCGTAGAGATTTTTAGTTATATTCCACATTGCAGCTTTACCATTCTGCCCACTATTACGCCAGATCTCAGCCATTTCCTCCATGGTTTCCCAATCTTGCATCGATTTAATGTCAAGATCTTCACGACCACGAGCCATTGATGCACGAGGATTCTCTACAGCAAATCGCCATTCCTCTTGCATAACCTTAAGACCACGTTGAATGTTTTCTTGCACACCACCAAAGGTAAACATAGCACGTTTAAATGCGTCAGAATCGCCTGCTATACGGCTTCCAACTAGTGTGGTAAGGGGTTTACCTATAAGACCAATTGCAGCGCCTCCTAAAGCCCTTACAGGGGCCAATCCGGTAAGAATATTGTTGTACCGTACACCCTGTAGTTCCTGAACAAGCATACTTGGTACTTCAGGATTGCCATCAACAAATGCTTTTTTAATAAAACCAATACGGTTTTCAGCGAGACGCATTAGCTTATCGATGTCATCTACTTTACCATTAGTCTTGACAAACTCACGATACAAAGGCTTGAAAAACTCAGGTTTTTCTTTGCTAATATCTACAAGAGTATTGATAAACTCAAGCGACTTAGCCTTCTCTTCCTTCAGTTTAATGTCAAACACTTCGTTCTGTTCATTCATCCATTTAGCGTAGACTTCAGCACCTTCTTTACTATTTGCTTTTTTAGCTAGTTTATCAGCTTGCAACCGCCAACCATCGATGTATTGACTTGCTCGAATCTCAGGTAGCAATACCTTAAGGTTGTTAAATATCAACTCCTGTTGACGAGTAGTGTCCAGTGTACCTCCCATCAGTTCAATACCACGGGAAATATCAGCTACATCACCGCCAATCTGACCAGTCATTACACCAGATGCACGCAACTTTTCAGGGTCAAGTGTATCAAATGCCTTTTGAAATGCCTTTACAGCAGTGTTAAAGCCATCCCGTGACAAGAAATTGACTTGATTACCAGCAATCGTATCGGATTGAGTCTTCAAAGATGTAACCATCTTCTTAAACTCTGGCAAATCCAAGCTCATAGCAGCACCTGCAAACTCATCTACAGACCTTTCTACTTCTGCAGCAGTAATTTTACGGTTACCAACAACAACATCAAACGATGGTTCAAGACCTTTTGCAACTTCTCCTAACATTTCAGCACGAGCTGTGCCATCAGGAGCATTCATAAAGTCTTCTTTAAAATGATCAGTAACAGCAGGACGTGTACGACCATTTACAGTGCCAACATTATTAACTGTACGGGCAGCATCAGCCTTAAAATCGATAGGATCAGCACCTTCATTCATTACAACACGTGCTTGTGGCTCATGTGGTTCATTAATAAATGCATCGTAGCCTTTGACACCATCAGGATCAGCCTCAAGACGTTTAATAGCCTCTCTTGTTTGACCAGCAGTCCTTACAACATTATCAGCTTCCACTTTAGCGGTAACAACATCACCGCCAGCAGCTTTAATAGCCTTAATTTCAGTAGCTTCTTTAGCTTCAATAGCTTTTTTAGCAGCCTCATTCTTAGCAATAAGCTTGTTACCACCACGAATAGACAATGCAGCTTCTACAACACCACCAAAACCTGCTAGTGCTACACTTTCCAACATATTTTTTTGGAAAATTTTATCAGGTGTATCACCATCACGTGTAGCCCACGGCACTTGAACACCAAAAGCTTCCTCTAGTACACTACCAACGTTACCAGGTTCAATGGTTTGCTCAGATGCAGCCTCAATACCAGCACCAACACCAATCTCTGCAGCAATTTTACCAAGGGTACGGGTACGATTAGCAATAGCCATACCCTTTGTAGCACCTTGTAGACCCTTTGCAATGGCTCCACCACCAGTCAAAGACGGAATAACAATGCCTGAGATGTCACGCATAGTACGTGTCCACGGATTATCATCACGTTTACGACCAAAACGCTCATCATACCAGTCATCAGCAGGCTTAAGCCAAGGTACAAGTCCACTAATATCCATTACAGTGTCTACTACACCAGCACCCATCGCTGCAGGAATAGCAGTAATGGGGTTCTGTGTAGCAGATTCGGCTAGTTTTTGAGCCTGTGCAATGGTAGGATTCTCATCATAGAAGGGTTCAGCAGCTTCTTTTTTAGCTTGAGCCTTCTCTTCCTCTTCTTTTTGCTTACGTTCTAGCTCATCCTGTTCTAATTTTTGTTGCTCAAATTCACGGGCTTCAGCATTTACCCTATCAATCTCTTGATAATCCGAATCAACAGGATCATATTTAAATTCATTGTTGTAATTAGACATAATTATTGATTCAGATTAGGGTTCATATTAGCAGGAGATCTCCATGGATTTCCTTGTACAGGTTGAGATGCAGCAGAATCAAGAATAGCAGCTTCTTTAGGGTTAGCCTTATCAGTAGGGCCAATCCAAATACCGCGCCAACCAACTTGACGTAAGTATTTTAAAGCCATATAATCTTGAACTTCAGGTGTAAACTTAGCATCAAGAGGAATATTTTGCTGTTTGACCTGTTCCATAAATGTAGGGCCAATAAATTGGTAACGACCAGCAGCATGGAGAGTACCAGCAGCATGGTGACCCATGATTTCACTAATAGTCATGCTAGTAAGAGGTTTACCAAGCAACTTAGTACCAGTACCAGAGTTAATAGCTGTTCGTCCTCCGTCTGTACCGCCTTGATTCATACCATCATAACCTAGATCACCTACTTCATACTTAGCCAGGATGTTAAGTGCACTCTTTTGCACAGGTGAGGCTTGTTGATAAACAGCTTCCTGACCGGCATTCATGACCATAATATCAGTACGGGTAGGGTTAGGCTTATAATTAGCCAAACGACGCGAGAACGGGTCATACAGAGCGTTTACAGAGGACTCTAGAGCAGTAACTTGATTAGCAATTTCTTCAGGAATAGGTTCTAAATTATGTGCAGCAAGTTGTAGTTGCAATGCACGGAAGGATGATAATGTACCACCACTTTGATCAGCAATAAATTGTACAGAAGGTGGCAGTTTAAACTGACCTGTCTGCCTATACTGCTTAACAACAGCTTCTAGCTGCTCTTTAGGTACTAATTGTTCACGATAAGCAGCTGCTCCTTTGGTCTGCAATGTTTTTGCAATACTAGTAAGAGGAGATGTAATAGGATTAACGGGTTCTACAGTTAAATCATACCGACCCATTTGATCTACATCGGTATATGTAATCTTTCCGGTTTTAGGATCCCGTTCAATTCCTAAAACCCTGTAGCTTCCTTTGGTTTCATCTGTCCCAAAACGCTGCTCAAACCTACCATTAGCATAATCAGCAGCCCTTTGCTGATCATTGAACTGTTGCATACCAACTTTAAAATCTGCCTGCCATTCACGGACTGCTTTTTTCTTTGCGAGACCAATGGTTGGTGACTTAGCCTTCTGCATTGACGGGAAATACCCAACACGCTCATTAATTTTGTCAGACGCATACGATTCAAATTCTTTAACAAGGGAACTAGGTGCTATACTACGGTTAGATTCTTTAGCTTTAGCCAACCACTCTTGTTTAAACTCAACAGAAACACCTGAAGTCTTCATGATTGTTGTAGCATCAAGTGCTCCATACAGAGTTTGCTCATTCCATAGCTGTTCATATGCTTCTTCTCTCAATGAATCCGCTGTATATGAAATAGTAGATTCAATTTCTTCAGCAAGTTTATCCATATTTTGAGCTCTTGCTTGAAGAGCAAGGGATTTCAAATCTTCTCCGGATTTGTCAACCTTACCATCAATCATATCTTTAGCTCTGCTTTCAACAAAACTGTCGATAAGTTTTAATTCTTGGATTTGTTTTGACTGTCGAAGAGCTTTATACTGGTTATCAATAGCATTCTGACGCTCTGCATCAATTGCTTCAAACTCTGCAGCATAACGTGCACCAAGTGTTTTACCTTCTTGATCCTTAAATGAGGTATCTTTAATAGCATCAAGTTGCTCTTCAGAAATAGCAAAAGGATCCTTTAGAATTTTAAATGCTTCAGCCCTAGTTGCAGCATGATCACCCTTGTTATGAAAAAACAAAGTTTGATAGTATCGATGCCAACTATCAGGATCTTTCATCGTCAAGAATCCTTGCTTAGCACTATCAATACGATTGACATTGTTAGCAATGATTTCTTCTTGACGTTTTTGACCAATAAAATTATCAAAACCAGCTTTTGCTTTAGTTAAAGACTCTTGTAAAAACTCAACACTAGCATCACCATAACCATTCTTACGGTAATAATCTGGTAAAAACTTAGCCCAAGCTGAGTTAAGTTGTTGTCTATCAGTTTGATCAATCTGATTTAAAGGGATCTCAGCAAGATTCCCTTCTTTATCAGGTATTTCAATTAGCAGATCACTGTTTTCAGTAAGTGCTTCTTGAAATGCAGTAGTTGCATCGTTACCAAGCTGCACACTCATGTACCATTTGGTAGCTTTGAGTGCATGGTCATCCATACTACGCAGATATTCTACCTGCGATTCATCCATACCAGCAGCTTCAGCCGCTGCAGCAAAAGCTTGCTGGTTGGAACTCATGATGTCTGCATGACGCCAGGAGCGCTTCCAAGCAACAGTGTTTGGATTCATACCAAACAACTGTGCCTTAAGGAGAGCTTGATTCCAACTAGCTTCTTTTCTTTTTTCTCTTACATCTGCAATAGTTTCTGCAGCTGTTTTACTGACACCAGCTACAAATTCTACCCAGTCATCAACTGTAGGGTCATCACCTGTAACTGATCCTTTACGTCCAGTGATAGATTCAATAGCACGCTGTTGCCTCTGCAGCTGAGCAACGTATTGATCAGAGATAGCAGAAGCTTGTCTAATGCGTGATTCTTTAACACTTGTGGACCACTGGTTTTCTTTAGTAAGTTTTTGATCATACTCACTAATGTATTGAGCCATGTATTGGGACTCAAGGTCGCGTACTTCCTGTAGTCCTTTGATGTATTGATCTGCTTGTTGCAGAATTCTTTGTGAATCATCGGACATGATAATGGGACGACCAGTATCACCTCCGATGTTTCTTGCTTGAAAATTTCGTCTTACCATCGTAATGATTAAGATTATTTAAATAATTCGGCACCAAATTTTAATAAAGGAGCAAACGGAGCAGTAGCTCCACCAGTAAATGGAGCAGCTATAGCAGCAACACCACTAGCAATATTAAGAGCAGTACTTAATCCACTAGGTTGCTGGGGAGAATTATATCCACCACCAATACCAGCTTTAACGCTTGATTTAGTCTGATAAATAGGTGGTTGAGGTTTGACATACTTAGTCTTAGGAGTTGCATGTGGTTTAGGTAGTGCAGGACCAAATACAGGTTTTAACATACGCTGTGCATATGCCTGACTTTCTGCTTCAAACTTTTTAGCTTCAATTTCTTCAAGTTTAATTTGAGCAGATTTGCCAGCACTCATCAAAGATTCTGCTAGTTTATCTTTGCTAAGTTCAAATTCCTCAGCATCAATACCTAAATTGTCAGCTATATTTTCTTTCCTTGATCTTGCAGCAGCTTTTGTTTGTCTTTCACCTGCTCCAATTTTAGCTTCTTGCACTCCAAGAGCACCAAGATAAGATGCAGAACCTTCTTTAGCAGTTTTATCACCCAGGATAGATAGTTTTTCCTTTTTAGTTAATGTCTTCTGTATCTCAAGAGACTGTTCAGCACGGTACAAACTATCATTAAATTTTTGAGTATTTAATCCACTCATAGCAGCAATAGAGTTCATGACCCTATTAGCACCCCTACCTTTAGTACCACGTGCTTGTGCAGCACCTTTTTGTACAATACTCTCTAGTTGATTGTTGAGTTGATTGTATCTATTTTCAGATTGAAGTTTTTTCGCTTCAATGTCAAACTCACCTGCTATCTTTTGTCCTTCTTCATTAATATAACCAAGTTTAGCATCAAACTCTGCCTGCCGTTGACCCTTTTGAATCTTTAATTCTTTTCTAGATAGATCTGCATTTTCAGTTGCATTATCAATAATCTGTTGCTGTTCTGTATCACCAAACGCAGCAGCAACCGCTTTCCTTGAGAAGTCTCTATCTAAATCTTCTAGCTGAAATGATAAACTAGCAATTTCTTCGTCAAGGCCAAGCTGTACACGATCTCTTGCAGTATCAGCATAAAAACTAATAGACTTTAAATTATCCTGATAAACTTCATTACTACGAATATAAGCATTGGTTTGAGCTTCTTCTTGAGCTGCTTTAGTACCAGATCTAAATTTGTAATCGTCTAAAGCTGCTTTATCCTTTGTAGTTCGCAGTATTTCTTCTTGAGCTACATTATTTTCCCAATTTTGGAAATCAAGATCATACTGCTGATCTAGTATAGCGTTAGCTCTTCCTGCAGCTTTTTTTAATTTATTTTTTTGGCCCATTACAACCTCCTATAACTACGTGGCATGTATTGACCTTCCCACATCAAAGAGTTCAAAGTAATAGGAAAGGCAGTGTTGCTTGTAATACTTAGAATAAAAGCATCATTTCTAAGGTGAACTGGTAGTTCAAACAGACGTTCTTTTACAACAGGAATAATATCAGCTTGATAAAACCCTGCATCAGTAACTTCTAATGTACGTTGTCCTTCTGGCCTGCCTTGTTGATTAATAGTAAACGAAATAGCACCAGACAATCTAGCAGTAATCTTAAGTCTACTAATAATTGTATAAGCAGAATAATCTACAAAATCACTACTTCTAAAATAAATATTTGGTAGTTTAACACTCATGTTATACTTATATCCAATAACAACATTTTTTTGAGATAAGTCAACAGGACAATCGTATTTACTATCACCAGAATTATAAGTTAAATCTGCAACATAGCCACCAATTAAACTTGTGGTATAAATTGTTTCTTGACCAGTCTGTAAATCATAAATATCATTTGTACCATTTCTCAGAGAGTAACATACAGTAGGTGCGTCAGTAATAGTACTATTTAACATCAAATCAATGTTATTGCCTTGAATGTCTTGTAAATCTGAAAATGTACCAGTACATCCTCCTGATTCTGGGTCATCAATAGCACCATTTAATATAATTTTTTTATCATCTAAAACAAAAGCTACTACATCATAGTTTGTATCAACAGGCCATCCAGTAGGAGGTGTGATCTGTGTAGACGTAACAGTTGAAGGTGTAGCAATAACATCAATGTAAGGACTGGGCTCATCAGCATCTACTACATTTTCCAATGGTGTAACTTGTAATGACATTTTTTGTAGCACCACGTTATTATTTATTTCAGAAATAAAGTAAATAGTGCTATTAAGAATTAATGTAAATCCAATATTTCCATTGAAATCCCACTCAAACCAAGAGTCATCAATAGTTTGGCCATCACGTTTAAAAACACGGTAACACCACATTTTCTTTTTGGTTACATCTGACAATACCAAAAGTTGTTCTTGAGGACTGGTTACAATGTCGCTAATACCTAAAGGAATCCATTCATTAACAGAACGACTAACTTCATCAAATACAGGTGATTGATGCCTTCCTTGCGGAATCATTCTAATCAACCTAGAATATTGGTTGAAAGGGCTTTTACCACTAACGAAAAAGATTTGATCACCAATTTCAACAGCATCAAGTGTTGAATTACTGGACCAATTACTAAGACCTCTAACATCTACAGACTTAGGTGTAATAATTCCGTTCTCAGAATACAAAAGTAGCTGTTCTAGATCTGAAAATAAAATCAAACCTTCCCTAATTTTAGCCACAGAATGCAGCTTTAGCTGACTAGTAGAGGCAACATTAATGTCTACAGGATCAGCATCACTTACTGTAAGAGTAGATTCAAAATAAAAATCAACGTCAGATGACTGAGCATTTGTGGTGTTGTCGGGAGTTACAGGTCGGCTCATGATAACGTTAGAACCAGACAAGAAACCAACACGGTTCAGATAAGTAAAAACATTAGTAATTTCTTGTCCTACAAAACTAGGGTGTGGATTAGTTATATTGTTACCACAAGCACGATTAGAATATGAAATCTTTTTCACTTCCCAGGTAGGGAGGTTGTTGACTACTCCAGTAACTTCAAGAATATGAGGAAGTGTAGTATTATCAAGGCCAACACTAATCCCTACAGGAACTCCATTAGAAATAGTATCATAACCTAATACTTCCGTAAAAGAATAACCGTTCCATTGGACAAAAATATCATCCAATTCGCTGTTAGTATTTCGTATAGTATAGATGTCAGTTTCAGCATTACCTGTAGCGCCAGTGTGCAGATCATCTAAACTCTGTTTTTCATAGTGGTTATCAAGAGTACCACTGTTAGTCACACTAGATGCAGCAGCAGTTACTGTAGTATTACAAATAATAGTAGCCTTTTCAAACGAAGTAGTCTTGAATGCAGCATGTGGTTCTGTATTGGTAGGTACATTTAAGTAGTTAGTAGCAGCATTAGTAGTAACAACAGTACATTCGTCACCAGTTTCAGTTTTCCAAACCTTTACTGTACCACCACCTACAGCAGCAATATATGACTCGTTATCGTGTTCTACTTCAAAATACTTATAGCCTGTAACGGATGCAATACCAGTAAGTTTTTTTACAAACTTAGATCCTGGACGTTTAGACAACCCAGCTGTCAAGTCAGGATAACCGTTGATCATCTCAGATACTGTATTAATAGGTTTCTGATAATCAGGCTCTTGAGAAAAACCTCCAAGAAAGTTAGGAATCTGTTGTGTAATATTTGCCATTAGCGTTGTAATGTATGGAACGGTTGGTAGCTATTGTAATA